CCGATTGATTTGCAGAAGAATTATCGTGAGCAAATTCGGACGATCCGTAATAATTTAAAGTATCGGTAATGTTCTTTAGTTTGGACTGGTGATGTCTCACTCTGTATGCAGGACATGACCAGTTAATGCGATACGACCCCGCTGCTAGGGTGAATTGGTTGTTGCTCAATGTAACAATACTATCTGGGTCAACTTCGGTATTTAGCGTTCTTGTTTGCCATGAACCAGATGTAAAAGTGCCTCCAAAAAGAGGGTTACCATCGTTTGTATTTTGATCTTCCAGAGTCGCTACCTTAATACTGGCGTTTGAGCCGTTGGCTCCATCATTCACAGTGACTGTTCCTTTTGTGGCTCCGTCTGATCCAATAAAGTTGATTGTGTTGACCCCTGCGTTTGCGCTTGAGGTCACCGATGAAATACTTACCCCTGCTGCGCCAGTTGCTGGGTAGCCTGTAAACGGTGCGTTCTCTATGACCTCTTGAGCCGCAAACAAGCCTTGCTGATACGCAGAATCTAAGTCACTTTCTGAAAGTCTTGATCCGTTTTGGAAGTCAATAAGTTGTTCTGTTCCTGTGTCTCGAAAGATTCGGATTTTGTTGATGCCATCACTTCCTGTGCTTGGAGCGCCACTTAATGTAGCAGTGTTGTTAGAGACAGCCACAGTCAGCGAAGTGGTGCTATATGTTGCGCCGTCGTCGGTTGATGTAAGGACTTTTAGATGTGATTCACTGATAAATTTTAGAGTGAAATTTGTAAAGGTCTGTCCTGTAAGACCAGTAGTGTATTCTTTGTAGCTGTTGGGCATTTAATTAGGTGGGTTGAATTTTATTTAGAATGAGAATGTATTGATTACGTCCGTTGCCTTTGAGGGCTTTTCAGGTTGATTCTTTTGTTCCTCGATGTATTCAAAGACGTTCAGTTCACCATCGGTGAAGTATTGCAGAGGGCCACTTTTGTCTTTTTCAAGTTTTGTTAGCGCTCTGTCGAAATACTTCTTTTTTATTGCGTTGATCTTTTCAAGAGCGTCATTGGTGTATTCATCATCATTAGGCTTTTGATAATACTCCCCATTGTTGTATTGTATTTCAAAGCGGTCACTTTGAATGTATTTGTATATTTCATCGAACTGCTTGTCGCCTTCGTGGACGAGTTCAGCGAGATAAGATTGGAGTGTTTGCCCTCCTCTGTTGAACTTCTTGAAGTTGATAGAAACACCATCAATAGTTCGGCTGACTGGAAAGTCTGATAATATTCCGAAGCTCACACTGTCATTAAGTTCTATCTGATAAATTGCATTATCTCTTTCAAGTTTTCTTGGGACTTCTTCTGGTGCATATCTGAAGATGTAACTGGCAAGAGGGACTGACTTATCAAAGCGCTCGATAGGCTTGCCAAACTTATTGATTCTTGCATTTGGCGATTCTAGTCCAAGAGAAGACTTTAGCGCTCTAGATCCAAAGTTTTCTAAATCTAATCCAGCAGAGTGGTCGTAGTAAACGTCGTCATCTAAAAGGTTTGCTCCTCTTATAGCAGAAGGCACACCGGTGAAACTTGACATTATCTGAGTTCCAGCCCTAATTTTTGTATCTGGATTTGGGTCAAGAAATAAGTCGTCTAGTTGTTTTAGACCTTGAGTAAACGGAGCGTCTGTCAATGTTGACCGAATTGTCGCAATCGTAAAGTTCATGAATCCAGCAAAGCCTTTTTGATCTTCTGTAAGAAGGCCTTCTTCTTCTAGCATGAAATACATTTTGAGGTCTGAGGTAACTGAGAGAACAGAACGGTATTGCTCAAATAAACGGTAGTTCATTGTTATGTCTCGACCGTCTTCTGTTTCTCCTATCTTTGCTCTGAGCTTTTGAATTCTCTTTCTTTGCTCGTCTGTGAACGCTGCACCGTTTCCAGTTAGCATCCCAAAACCTGTCATGTGCCAAGCAACACCCATCACAGATAGAGTCATGATGGCTTGTGCAATATCCTCTCGCATCGTTGCAGACTTGAAATCTTTTACTTTACGGAGTTCATCAAGCTTCTCTGCGAGGTCTCTAGCGTTATCAATCTCCTCTGCCTTTTCAGGGTTTTTCTTTCTAAGAGCCTCTAATTTTTCGTCACTAATGCTGATGTCGACGTCCTCGTTTACCTTTGCTCTAAGGTCTTTGATCTGGATTTCGATTTCACTAATTTGCTTGTTTATTGGGTCAATCGACGACGTCGTTTTGTTGGGAGTTATTAGACGCTGAAGCACATAAGAAAATTCGCCAACAAGTTTGGCTGGGACTTTTCCTGGAGCGATTAGGTTACCTATGTTTTGCCCAAGACCTATGATTGGCGTTGTTCTAAAGGGCGCGGTAAGCGCACCAATGATGTTCATGAAAACATTTCTACCAAATAACTGATTTGCAAAGTCAGCAAAGCGTTCAGAGTTATTTAGTCGATAGTCACCCTTTTCGTAATCTGCGCGTCTGAACAGTCCTCGTCTTGTTTGGTTTGCTACTAAGTTATATTTTTCATCAAAGTAGTTAAAACGAGTGACGCCTCGATCGTCGACCTTGCTCGCTCCATCAATATACTTTTGAATAAACTCAGCAGGATTATCAGGCTTTGTAACTATGGCTTCTCTAAAAGCAGCCGCTTTGTTTCCCCTGTTTGTCATCGCAAGAACAAAAGGCTCATCAAAAGTTCCAAGCATTGTTCGTCCTAAGAAATACAGGGTATGTATCTTTTCAAAGACGTTGCTTCCCAGGGTCTTATACGCTCCTTTCATTAGAAAGTTTTCAGCAAGTTCTGCCTGTTCTCTTAGTCGCATCTGTCTTTGGAGTCGTTGCTCTCTTGCACTTATTGCATTGATTCCATCGAGGCTTCCTGAGTTCTCTACAATTTTATTTCCATCTCTGTAGAGAAACGCACTGTTACCTCCGTTGGCGAAGGTCTCTTTCATGTTTATCCATGTAGGATGGATGTTGTGTGCAAATGACATCATTTGATCAAGCGTGGCAAGTAACTCAGAGGCTGCGTAAGTCAAACGGCCTCCAACACCAGTTCCATCAAACTTGCCGTTGCGGAAGTTCAAGACTTCAATCGTGTTGCTTATTGTGTTCTTGGTAAGTCTTGTAAAGTAAGCAATGGCTCCAGACGGAAGGCCAGTAGTCATCGTCGTCGGCTGATTCAGAAGAGATGCAGTTCTTGCAGCTAGTGCGGCATCAACAGTAATATCAATGAAGCTTCTCATCTCGTTGCGTGGATCAAACACGTTGTGCATGTCTCTAAGAACTTCTCTAGACTGCTTCTCTCTTAGAACTCTCTTGAGTTCATTCTCTTGCTTTAGAAGACTTGAAAGTTTCTTTTGGCTAGCAGTCTTGACGACCTTCTTACGAGGCTTGCCAAGCACCTTCTTAATCTCTTCAACGTCTCCACCTTCAATGAGTTTTTTGAGAACAATAAGACGCTTCTGGGTGTCTTCTATCTTTTGAGAAGTTGTCCTTTGCTCTGGAGGCGTTGGCTTCTTTTTCTTAGCAGGTGGCTTCGATGCTTCAAGAGCTTCGTCTGCTTCTTTGATGAGTTGGTCAATCGACTCAAAGTCCTGATCGCGCTTCATTGCTTCGACCTTTTCTTTGACATTCTTTAAAGCTTCCTGGCGTTTCGCTCGCTCTGGCTTGAGGGCGCGGTCGAAGTTTATTGTCTCGTTACCGCTTTGACCTTTTAGCGATTGTCCTTGAAGTTGTTTAAGACGAGCGTCATACCGATCAAGAGCAATGTAGTCATCAATGATTGAATCAAGTTGTTCAAGGTTTTCTGGCGAAGGGTCTCGTAAGAACTTACCCGCAGCATCACCAAAGAGTTCACTTTGTTTTAGGAAGACTTGCTTTAATTCTTGTGTCTTCGTTCCAGCAACTCCTCGATCCTTGTTGTTGATCAAATCTGCGTAAGCTTTGAATATAGGTCTAAAGAAAGCGTTCTTAGGTTCTATTGGTTGTTCAATCTCACCCTGTCCTGTGGGAGCGTCTGGGTCTGCTTCTTTCTTGAGTAAAACTACCTCTTCAACTGAGCGAGTTGTTCCACCTCCTGCATCATTTCCTCTAGCTCTGTATGCGTCAAACCCCTTATCTTTGAGGGCTTTAGCGAGTCTAGCGTCGACGCCATCTCCAAGATAAAACCCTTCGCCTTTGAACTCTGGGTCTAAATATTCGTGGATCATTCCACCAATATAATTTTCGTCAGATTCTTTGGTTTGAGGAAATCCAAGTTCTTCTAGTGTTTCTCTTACTTCTTCTTCACTAGCTATCTTATTTTTGTTTACTTTAAAAGTTAAGATTTGATCAGCGTCGGCTTGGGTTTCTGCATCAAAAGCCGTCTCAGTTTTGCCTTCTGAATACGCTGACGCTTGGTCTTTGTTTGCTGTAGTGTATGTAAGTGGGCTATCTGGATTAACCGCACCTCCTCTGTAAACAGTTATAAATTCTTCTTCTGGAACGTCTTTAGGAGCAGACTCAGGCTCTGGGGTAGGTGTAGGCTCTGGGACATCTTCAGCACCACTAGCAGCGTTTCTACGTGAATCAATGGTGTCCCCAATGTCTTCTAGAGTTTCGTCGACCTCGTCGTGTATGGCATTTATTTGATTAAGCTCTTCTTGTTTTTGCTTAATCTGCTCATTGAGTTTGCGCGTTTGTGCATACAAGCGGCTATCATTTATCCTTCTGTTTATTTCAAGGCTTCTTCTAAGTCTTGCTAAGTCCTTTTCAAGATTACCTGTCATGGTAACTTTATTTCGCTGAACCACTTTTCTGTAGATGTTAAGCATCTTGAGACCATCAAAGGCTTCAACAGTTGTTCCCCCGCCTCCTCCAAGTCCTGCGCCAAACACGATTCCGTTTCTTAGATCAGTAAAACTAAAATCAGATAGGCTCTTATCTTCAGCAGCCATTAAATCCCAAGTCTGGCGAAGGGACGATTCAACAGCACCTACGAGAGCGCCTTGAACTGTGTAAGCACCCACCTTAAAGGTTCGCGTCTTGAGCATTGAAGGCTCGAAAATACTTCCAAGCTTTGGAATCTTTCGACCTTGGTGAATGATTGGAGACAGGAGAAGACCTGAAGTAATCAATTCGCCGGCTGATGTATTCTCTTGGATGCCGAGTGATTTGAAATACTCTTGCTTCATCCAGTTACTGCCGACTGACCAAAGACCTTCAGTAATCAATACAGTGCCAAGGCCAATAGTAGTGCTAACAGGCTCTGCGGCTTGTGGCCCACCTGCTCCTGCAATGGCTGTGGCTTGTCCAAGCCTTCTAAGTTTGCTTAGGTAGTTGAGCGCCTTCATGCCTCTTTGGGTCTTCATAGCTCTCAGAGTTGCTGCTGTTCCACCTACGGAACCAACACCTTCAATTCCAAGTCCTTTTAACTGGGCGCTCCAGTCAATTTGCTCTTCTGCCGCCTCATATTCGAGGAACGCGTTCAAGCTTATTGGTGATTCCTCAGTATCAGGTCGTGTGTCTAGGCCAGCAGGAGGCTGTGAGCCTACGTTGAGTGGCTCTGCGGTTTCTTGGTCTAGTTCCATTAATACAGGTTGGTCAAATAGTAGTTAGATGCGGCTAGAAGATCGTTGAGTTGAGCTTCGTCAAAGCCCTTGTTTTTCCAGGTCTCGATAACATTCTTTTGTTCGTCGGTTGGATTGTCTTCTTGGTAGGCTTCAATCGCAGCTTTTGCTGAGTCTCTTACTTCTTTGCCTAGAGGGATGTCGTAGTATCCCACACCAACTTGTTGACGGAGATTGTCATCAAAGCTCTCTAGTGTTGGAAAGCCGTAGACGACGACGCTTGCCTTAAGAAGCCTTTTGCGTCGTCTTTCATCGGTCTCTGTTAAAAGTAAAGTCCTTTCTGCAATCCCTTCTTTGAACTGGGCTGTGTCTCCAAACGAAACATTTCCGCTGATTGCTCTCTTCATCAGATTTCTTGCGTCAGCCATCGCAGAAGCAGTCATGCTTTCATAGTCTGTCCCAACGAATACTTCAGAATCTTTTTGAGCAGCGCTAAGAACAGTAGATAGGTCATCTTGACTTCTGATGTAGTCTTCGTATCTACTGCTAATCTTGTCGTCTTTTGCCTTTTCCTTTTCTAGATCCTGAATAATCTCATCTCTCTTAGCTTCAAGAAGTCCGTTAAATATGTCGACGTCGCCGTCGCTGTCTTGCCAAAGCTCTGGCATTGCATCTCTAAATCTTCCGTTGAACTCTATTGCATAGTCAGTGCCGCTAATTCCAAACTCTTTACCAGCGTTGATTTTTGAGATTGCTCCTTTTGAAACAGACTTATAAGCGGAATTGTCGTCGTGATACCACCCAGCTATTTTATTGCGTGACTCGAAAAGAATATCTGTGATTCTTTGGTCATCTGAAGACAACCTTCTTCCTTTGTAGGTTCTATTTAATTCAGACGATGTAGCTTCTGGACTGGCTCGATACTGCGCCTCTATGCTATCTCGTATAGCCTGGTAATCGCCTTCTGAGTAGATTCCTGGTATTGCTTTTGTAAATACTTCGCTAGTTACAGTGCTTGTAAACTTTCCAGAAAGCGCTTTTGCTAATTCCATTGTTGTGTCTGCTTTGACACCTTCAACCTCACCCAGAGCAATACGTCCATTCAATGAATTTACTTTTACAAACATTTCTGAAACAAGCATGGTTTCATCTAGGTCTGCGAGTTCTCCTTCAATAACTTCTGAACTCAAACCAAGACCTACAAAGTATCTAGTTATTGCCTCCTTCTTTTGTTCAAAAGTTTCAGAATTTACCATGGTGTTGATCATCAAATCATAGTCGTCTTTTGAGGCTGCTTCTCGTTCAGGTTGTAGGCCGTCCTGTTCATCCCTTACCTTTTCTAAATCTGCTGTCAGTCTCTTTAAAAGAGTTGACCCTTCCTTAGTCTTTGAAAGTTTCGCTCCAGTGCCTCCTTCTTTCTCGCTCTTTATCAAGACATAGTCTTTGTATTCATCTAGCGTTTTTTGAGCTTCTTCGAGTCTTCCATTTAACAGAAGGTTAGTGAACCGAGCTTCTGTGAGATCCCTTAGTTTCTCTGAGACTTCTGCAGGTGAGAGATCAAATCCTTCTTGGGTAAGTTCCCCACGCACATAGTCATATGCAGCCGCCATTCCGAGTTTCTCAGCTTGGTCTAATCCATCTGCTGAGATGAGCATAACGGTGCTATTTTTCTTTGCTTCAGTGTGTTTTAAGATGGCGTCTCCATACAATTCCTCAATGAAAGTGTTTGAAAACGCATTAATTGCTTCATCTCTGTTAGCGTTCCCGCCAACTGCTTCCCTAATTTTAGCAATCTCATCAGCCTTCTTTGCTTCAAGCGCGTCTAAAAATTCATTGGTGTCTAGCTTTAAGTTTTCAGCGTCGTTAGCAAAATTCAAAAATTCTTGTTTAAGCTCGCCTTGCTTGGCTACTATGTGACGCTTGACGAGTCCTCTTTGGTATGCCTTGTCATAACCAAGAATTCCTTTAACCTCTGTGTCATCTAGTGCTTCATCTAGATTAGCTGTAAGAGCCGCTTCCTCACCTGCTTTTGTCGACACTTTGACTGCTTGTCCAAACACTCTGGTTCCAGCACGGATGCTCTCAGCAAACTGTAAGGCAGCGTTAGTTTTAGGGGTTTGTTGGACGACGACGCCATACTGTCCTGCTTTTTGGACTTTTGGAGACAAAGAAACTTCACCAAGATCCAGAGAGACTTGCTTGCGGTCGTCAGAAGCGCCTAAAAGTGATTTTAAAGTTTGTTTAGCCATTATGTTGTCCCTGGTGTTTTTGGAGTTCCAATTCCTGCATCAGCTGCTGCAGAATAAGCAGACAAGCCAGTAGAGACTCCTCCTATGATTGCGCCCAGATAATTTGGTTGTGCAATAGGTCTGTTAATGCGAAGCATATTGTTAGTAAATCCTAGTCCTGCCCCTTGGAGTTGCAGTATTCGATTTACGTCCATCATTTGTTGGTTTTGAGCTTCACTGAATCTGTAGTTTGCTTCTTCTCTGGTTAAATCATTAATTAGTGCGTTGACACTTAGCCCTGCGACGCCGGCTTCTCCTGCACTGACTCTGGCAGTTGCCCTTGCTTCTCTAGCTTTTCTAGTGGAAGCCTGTATTCTTTGACTGAGCGCTACTTCTTCTTGTCTCTCCTGTATCCGCATAGAAGTAACCTCAGCAAGATACCGTTCACGTTCTTGCTTTGAAGCTTGTGCTTGAACTTTTTGTTGTGTCTTTGCTGCTTGTCGTTGACCAATAATAGTCGTGCCAGCTTGGGCGACGCCTAGAGCGATTGCAATAGCAGGAGGATTACACATAGTTTTTAAATATTTTTTGAAGTTATGACAAATTCATAGAAAGGTTGATTTGAAAATTCAATGCGGCGAATGAATTTAGCGCCACAGAATCTTAGCCATCGAAGGGCTAAATCATTGTCCTGATGGACGAAGTTGAAGAGACATCCGTATGGCTTTGTAAAGGAAGCAACATACTTTCTAGATGCTTTGATAAATTGGTAGGAATTGTCGAGCAGTCCATCAGTTCCCAGTAACCATCCGTATGCTAGGTTCTCTATCTGGCCTACACCAAACATAGCAAAGGGAACTCCGTCAGCATCGAGGGCTGTGAGAGTGACGTCGTCGTGTGCCAAACCATACTCTAAGGACTCTTTAGGAGTGCTTCCCATACAAATCACCTCAATCTGATCAATTCTTCTCATAAAAGGATAGATTGCTTCTATATGATCAGCAGTTGCCACAACGACTCGATGGTCGCCATGAAAGCTGACGACCTTATCCGTATCGGTTTGATCGACTGTGGACGAATGATTCAAATTCAGCAGATTGGAAGTTTGATGGTAAGGCACTATCGTTCTCGATGGTTATAGTAGTGTCTTGAGGTTTTGTAAACACAGGAAACCTAAAGAAACCGCTATCTAAGTTTAGTGAGCCAATCGTCGTCGACCCTACTACATCTGGAGTGAATACATTTTCGTATGTTTGTCGATCCTGGGGCGTCACCTTCACTTTGAAGAAAGCGGTGTCATCAAAATAGAGTGATCCATTACGCACCATTAGATTTGCAGCGTTTGATGGGCTTTGACCGTTAGCCGCTTTCGCTTTAAATATCTGTTCAGAGAAGGTGTATTTCATGGTGTAGGGAATACCTATAAATACTTCTGTGTCGGCTGTAACAGCTTGTGCTAGCGC